GACCCGGTGGATAAGCAGTACTGTCACATTTTGAATATTTTCCAGCAATACTTTTGTGCCTGCAAGTGACTTTACCCCCATTCCGTTCAAAGTACGCCATCCTCAGTCCACAGTTTCCGCACCGGATTTTACCGTTCAAGGAAAAATTGGTTTTATTTGGCATGGAATAGGTTGAGTTTGAACGAATCGCCCCCTGAGCCTCCTCATATTCATCAACAGATATAATTGCCGGATGTGCACCATCTACGATATAACGCTCGTTCTTTGGGACGCTCCTCCTTGTTTTGCTTCCCACCCGTATTGCAGCCGTCTTGCCATGTACCAGGGCACCGGTATAGGAATAATTTTTTAATATTCTCCAGACGGTTGCCGTATCCCAAATCCATTCATCATCTGACACGATACGGTTCCATGCCTGATAGTTATCTGTGTGCTGTTCCCTGTACGCTCCCGGAGTTGGAATCTGCTGTTCATTCAAAAGATTTGCAATCTGTCCCGTTCCCCAGCCGGACATTGCTTTTTCAAAAATCATACGGACGATCTTGGCCGCTTCCGGGTCAATATCCCACCGATTCTTATCCTCTTTACATTTCTTATATCCAAAAGGCACTCGTCCAGCTGTAGATTTTCCCTGTTTCCATTTTGTCTGAACGGCACTCTTATATTTCTTTGATAAGTCCTTGCTGTAAAGGGAATTGACCAGATTGGAAATGCTCATTTCAAGTCCCATGGTCTTTCCCTCATAATCTGCACTGTCATAAAACGAATTGACAGCTATGAAACGGATACCCAAAACCGGAAAAATCTGTTCCATGTAATCTCCTACACCGATGTAGTCACGTCCCAGCCGTGAAAGGTCTTTTACCAGTATCATCTGGATTTTTCCGGTTTTCGCATCCTCAATCATCTGGGTAAATGCAGGACGATTGAAATTTGTCCCGGTATACCCGTCATCAATATACTCCTTTACATCTCCGGACAGGTCATCTCTTGACGCCACAAACTTTTCAAGCAACAATCTCTGGTTTTCAATACTGTTGCTCTCATCTTTGTGGTCTTTTCCCAGATCTCCATCCGCCATAGAGAGGCGGAGATAATATGCAATCGTCATTCCCTCTCCCCCGTTTGTTCGATTACCGTCTCCAGTATATCCTCGCAAGTGAACCGGATTTCAATTCCATGTTCCCTACTAATCTCTATACGTTCAATCAGTTCGCTTACCAACTGTTCATTGAGTGCCGTTTCTCCCAGGTGTTTTTCAAGATTGGCCTCCATTTCTAAGAACTTCTCTGTCCGCATATCTGCTGCCTGTTTCTCTCGCTCTGCCATACGGATTTCTTCCCGGATTTCATCCCTCTCTCTCATATAATGTTGTTTGAAATCCTGATAATCTTCTCTGGTCAAAATACCTTCCACCAGATTTTCATACAGCTTGGCAAGTTTCTCTTCTGTCTGTTCCAGCTTAAATTGCAGACGCTGTATTTTCCTCCTGGGCAAAGATACTCGCCCAGTTCGTTCCATTTCTGCCTTACTCTTTTGAAACAGCTCTTTTCGGTCACACATTTGCCGAATCAGCAGCTGAATCTGATCTATTACCACCATTTTCAGAAAGTCTGCATGAACCTTTAACGATTCTTCGCCAGTCTGATGGCATCCACAAGAATAATACGCCCCATCCCGGTTCTGATAACAATATTTCGTGAACTGCACCTTCCGTCCGCATTCCGCACAATATATCAGCCCTTGAAAGCAGTTCTCTGGTTCATACTCATAATAGCCCTTTGATTTCCGTTTCAGCTTATCTGCCATCGCATCCATCATACTCTGAACTTTATAAAAGTCCTCTTTAGAGATGATTGGCTCATGCATATCATGGAATATCACCCATTCTTCCTTTGGGGTCTTATGCTCCGGTATATTCCGGAAAAGTGTTTTTCTCCGTTTGCCCCAGGTTAAATCACCAATATAAATCGTATTCCGCAAAATATCCCTGACCCGTCCATTATTCCAGGCATCGGAATCATCTACCGTTTCTCCTTTTTCCACTGTCATTTTATAGCGGAGCGGTGTCATGATCTGCATGAGGTTCAATCGCTCCGCAATCTCTCCAGATTTACAACCGAGAAGATACCAGCGGAAAATCATCTGTACAGTCGGTGCTGTATCCGGATTTACCACATAGATATTATTCTCCACATCACGCCGATAGCCAAAAACCGAACGGAGCAGTTTCACATCCCCTCGCTCCCGATGCAAGTCATTGTATGCCGTAACTTTTCTGGAAAAGTCCTTTGCATACATTTCATTAACCATATTTTTGATTGGCATCGCAATACTGCCTACATCTTCCTCCCGTGAACTGTCAAATTCATCATTGATTGCAATCAATCGGACATTGAGCCTTGGCAGAAGTGTTTCTATGTAATATCCTGTCTCCAGAAAGTCCCTGCCGAACCGGGACAGGTCTTTCACCACAATGCACTGTATTTTTCCTGTCCGCACATCGTCCATAAGACGGGTAAAATCCGGTCTGTCAAAATTCGTGCCAGTATAACCATTGTCAACATAGGTATCTATCAGCTCCAGTTCCGGATGTTCCTTAATATAATCATGAATCAAAGCGATTTGTGTCTGGATGCTGTCCCTTTTATAATCTTTATCTACAGACAACCGGGTATAGGCTGCTGTTGCTATCTTTTTCTCTGCATTTATGATAATAGGTTCCGGCACCGTCTGTGCTAACGTGAAAACCTTTCTACTTTTTCTCGCCATATATTATCTCTCCTCTAAATCTGCGAACCATTCCTGCGGAAGTTTTTCCCGCCACTCTTGCTGCCGGGTAACAATCTCTACGCTTTGGAAACGATAAACCAATACGGAATCCAAATACTTTTTGGCCAAAACAGCTATAATGGGTTCCTCCTCTGAATATGACTGGAATAATTGCAGCCACGGATTTTTAAGACTGAATACTTTCTCCAGCTCTTTGATGGCATCTATGTTCTGCTGCAGTTCTGCATCATATGCCTTCTGTTTTGCAAGCAAACAATTCCGCATTTCTTCATAGTTCTGGTGGCTCATGCCATTTGCTTCATAAACTCTGGAATTTTCCATCAATTTTTGTTCTATACTTGCCATCTGTTCAAGAATCAAAACTGCCTTTTCCCTGTTTTCCCTCTTCCGTTTTTCTTTTTCAACCTCTGCACTTCCATTTTCTATCAATGTTTTTACAATCTGCGCTTTTTTCTTTTCTAACGCCAACAGCTGCATTACTTCCCCTGTAACTTCGTCACATGATATATAAAGTTTTTCATATCCTGTCACTTTAGGTGCCGGATACCGAAACCGAAATATTTTTTCCTTTGAGGATATTTGCTCATACACATTCAACGTATGATTTGTTTCTTTATCCACTATCAATTTTACAAATGGATTTATATATCTCCCGGTATGATCCAATCCTTTCGGAATTGTTCTTCTCTTCTCTTTTTCTTTTCTGGCTTTCGCAAATAAATCCTGTTCAATGATGACCGGGCACGGCACCGTATAGGTTTTTCCCCGCACACATCGCACCCATTCCCCTGTGAATATTTTCTTATCCATCAAATTTTGAACAGTGCCTGTTTTCCATCCGGGTTCTATTTTAGAGGTATCTTTTCCTAGCATACGGTAGCGGTACTGCATCGGGTTTTCCAGTCCCCGCTCATTCAAAATCTTTGCTATCTTCTGTGCACTTTTTCCTGCTATGCTTAACGCAAAAATCTCCTTTACAATCGCTGCCGCTTCCGGGTCTATGACAAGTTCTTCCTCTTTTACCCAGACATAGCCGTATTTGTTATAGGTTTTTCCTTCTGAGTGTCTAGTCGTGCTTCTGGATGTAATTTCTCCCCGGTATGTCCTCTTTACTTTTTTGAGATAGGCTTCCACTTCCTCGGCACTTACGTCTGCCGAACAAAAATTATCTTCTACAACTGCAAAATGAATATCAAAAGGATAAAATATCGTGTACAGCACATCCACTGCTGCTGTAATGTTTTTCCCACAATAGAACAGGGAATTGACCACCACACAGTCAAACTTGCGCTCCATACCATCTTTCTTCATTTCCAGAAAAGCAGCATCTTCTTCCCGATCCTGTTTCCTGTCCGAATACTTCTGTATCAGTTTCCAGCCTTTTCTTTTTATATATTCCTTGATTGCTTCATTCTGCTGACCAATCGCATTCTTTTGCATTTCCAATGCAGGACACCCGGAAACGCTGCGGGTATAACTCACACATCTCATATAACTTTCTCTCCCTCCATTTTCTGTTTCTGCACTTCCACGAAATCAAACAGAATCTCCATTTCATCCATATACCGGTATCGGATTTCTATCCGGTCTTTGCTGTTAAC